ATGACTACGTTGACGGCCTAATACCTACGATTAAGGCCATGTCAGCGTCCAAGCGAGGACCGCTAAACCTGGATGAGGTGATGAACGGAGTCCCTGACAACAAATTCATGGGACCATTGCGTGAGACGACAGCCTCCGGGTTTGGAGCTCATGGCAAGAAGACTCGCGACTTTCTGCGAGTGGCTTACGACGTAACCGGAAAGAAAGTTCTAGAGGCGACAGACCTCTTAGTGTCATCGTTTGATAAAGGAATGTCAGCGTTGCGGAAAGGTTTCCGCATGAATCCTGTATTCAGGACTTCCATCAAGGATGAAGCTGTGAAGCTTGAGAATGGTCTGCCAAAGAAAGCGAACAGAGTTTTTTATGGATGCCAAACAGACGCGTTGTGTTGTGCGAAAGCACTATTTGCGCCTGTTGCGGCAGCCGTGTTCGAATTCCCATTGACTAGCGAATGTGCTGGTGGTCTAAACTCCTTCGGAGACGAATGGGGTCAGGCCTACGAGTATCTCATCGCGTTTGGTGAAGACCATATCCTCGCTGGAGATTACAAGAACTATGACCAATCCATGAGCAGTCAGCTCATCCGAGCAGCCGGCGTTGTGTGTTTGCACATAGCCGAAGCACTCGGATATGAAGAAGAGGACCTAGTTGCAATGAATGCTGTCATTTCTGACATCGCATGTTCATATATTGCTTTTAATGGTGCTCTGTGCTCATTTGATTGTCTGATGCCTTCAGGAACATTCTGCACTTTGCTGTTCAATAGCATTGTCAACTCATTAATCCATAGGTGCGCGTTTTTTGCTCCAGGATTTGATGGAACATTAGTGCACAGCGAGGGTCTCACTTTCAGAGATTCGTGTCATTTTTTGTTCTTGGGCGATGATTCCATTGGTGGGAGCCGTTACTTCAATCAGAGAGACGTTCAGTCATTTTGTAGATCCATTAATTTGGTGTATACTGATGACAAAAAATCTTTGGATAATGTTGACGCGTTTCAGGATATCAGAGATTGCAATTTTTGCAAGCGCTCCTTCCGGTATGAGCCCTACCTTGGCCATTATTTGGCCCCCCTTGCCTTGCCGTCTATTGACAAGGCATTGTATATGTATAGAGATGGGGAGATGGATCCCATTACCTATGCAGTCCAAGCAGTTGAGGCGCAAATGCGCGAGTATGCGAGGCACGAACACTCAGTGTTTGAGGACCGAAGGAAAGTTCTCACACTTGCCTGTGTCGATGCCGACATTTACCTGCATGTTGCCCTCATTCTTGCTAAAACCAGAGAAGACTGGTTGGACGATTTCAACATCAGGTACTTCGCTTCGAACACTGTTCTTAGCGATATTTCTGATGAAGAAGAAGACGCAAGTTCCATCTAACCCTTGGCCGGGAAGTAATGATAAATTCTGCTTTAAAAAGCCAGTTACATGTTATGGATACCCGAATGTATATTTTATGCGTATTATTTTATGGCTTACATGTTTCATTTTGCATTTTTCGGCGCGGTGTATAATCCTCCAACCGTGCTCTGAACAAATATGGATTACTATCTTTCAATATAGAAAAAGTCCGGTGCAAAACATCGGCACAATGCAGCTGGACAACCAGCAATCTTCCTGGCAGAGTGGACGCTCTCCAGGAAATGATGGGACTAGTTCCCATCTCACAACCAGTGATACTAATGATGGTTTCTTCGAGCGACCAGTGCGTATCTATTCGACCCAATGGGATATCGGCATCACGCTGAACCAAGAAATTAATCCCTGGAAACTCTTTTGTGAGGATCCGCGAGTTTCGAACAGATTGGCACATTTCAAGAATTTGAAGATGAACCTACATGTCCAATTGCTGGTAAACGGAAATCCATTTTATTATGGTCGAGGGATCATGTTTTACAATCCCCTCCCAAATACTGATTCCGTTTCTCGCTTGACCGCTCCGCCCGAGAAGGCTGATCTGGTTGAGCAGACCCAAAGACCTCACATTTATTTTGATCCGACTAAAAGTGAGGGTGGTGAACTGGTGTTACCTTTTGTGTGGCC